AATGTTTCAATATTATCAATCAGCCATTTTGTTTTGCTGTTTTTCCAAGAAAAACATCAGCTTCAAAAGAGGCTATTTTCTCTTCACTTAAATGTTTGCGATATTTGGAAATACTTGATATAAAAATATTAGCAATTTCATCAACTCTTTCTTGAATCTTGTTTTCTTTTTCAGTTGTTAGTGGGACATCAGTATTACCCAATGCTTTCCATTTCCCAGAAACAATATCTGTTACTTTTAAACCCATCTGTTCATTTGATTTTGACCAGTCAAAATGTGTGTAAATAACTCCAATACTTCCAATCATTGAAGTTTCACTTGCACTGATTCCAGAACATGCACTTGCAAGCCAATACATACCACTTGCTATCATTCCAGAAGTATAAGCATATATATTCTTTTTTGATCTAATTTCATAAATACATTCTGCAGTTTCTTGTATTCCTGCAACACTTCCACCGGGTGAATCACAATCAAGAACTATATGGTTAATTGAATTATTTTCAGATAATTCAATTAAAGTATTTTTTAAAATTTCCACATCTACAATTTTAAGCCATTTAAATAAACCGACATTTTTTAATAAAGTACCTCTAATTGGAAGTACAGCAACATCTTTGATTTGATAAAAAGATAATAATTCATTAACCGGAGATTCAGAATAATTATTTTTAATTAAAGTATTTTTAATTAAAGCATTAATATGGTCAATAGGCATCACCCAGTAATTATTATTAGAAATAATATTATTTATCATTTTCATACTCCTTAAAATCCTTATCTTCTTTGTCAATTTGTTCTAATATTTCATCATAATCTAAGCCTTTCTGGCTTAGAATATTTTTTCTTGTATTAATCTTATTTTTAATCTCAATTTCAGCAGCCCGTGAATCTTTCAACGGATCAACCCAAGACCACCCTGGCTTCAACCAATTAACAAATAATGGATATAAAAATCTTTTATTATAATAGTCTGGCAATACAATTAAACTTGACAAATATAATGAATCCATAAACCATGCCCATACTGGATCATTGAATTTTTCACTTATTATATTCTGTAACTCCTGATAACGAAGTCTTTCCTCAAGTGTTGCGCTTCGCTCAGACGCGTAACTTGAATCCGTGTAATCATTTGAAAAAGACGAGTAACTAATTCCAATACCTGCACTGGCACTTTTCAAACATTGACTGACATATGGTTTATAAGTATCGCCAGGACGTTTATGTGAAGCAATTTGAATTTCAGTTCCAACCGGTAAAGTTTGAATTCTTCCAGGTTCTATATAATCAGGAAGCTTGCCTATTTCTGAATTTTTTAATCCCAATGGATTATTCATAACTTCAGGAAGATTTGTTTTTATAAAAACACCAAATGCCGCCGCAACCTTAGCGCCAATTCTTTCATATAACTGATATTCACCCAAATCATACATATCCATGATAATTGGTACTAGCGAACTTAGCCCTCGTGTCATAGATGCCCTTTTCTTTTCAAACACATGGATTATATCTGATGCTGAAATTCTAACTGTTTTATTGGGATAGAAAACTTTTGGATGGCTTGAATAAAAGTGATAAGCTATAACCTGACCTTTTTTATTAAATTCAATTCCTTTTTTTGCTTCATTTCCATTTTTTAACATGCCGTTTACAGATTGATCTAACATTTCTGTTTCTATTATTTGTAACCTCAATGGAACAATACCATATGCAATCAAGGATGAATCGTACATCTTACGAATAAAACACTCTCCATCAATCCATAAATGACGTAATACCAATTTCTGTAAAGAATAAAATGTATCATGCCCGTCATAATCACATATCTTTAATCTACTCCATTCCTTAAATACATTTTCAATTCTCTGATTTAATTTATCATTCAATTTATTATTTTTATCCCGAATTTGAACCTGTGGTCTTAAGCCCTCCCGAATAACATTCTTACAGATTTTATCTATTGCGCCAGAAATATTAGCATTATTTCTTGCAAGGTCTCTGGCTCTGGCAAGAATCAATTTATAATCTTTTTTATATTCATCATCACCACTTTGAACTTTAGGCCGCCAATTTTTGTACGGACCTTTTTGACTGGCTGCAATATATGATATGTAAAAATTTCTATTAGTTCTATATTGAACAGCCTTAACAGGATTTAGAAAACTTATGCACCCGCTTATTACCTTTGTCCATGCATTATATATTTTGTATTTTTTCTTCATATTAAACCAAAACTTGCATTTGAATGAGATAAACCACCATTTTTAGCTATCTCTAACCGCATTTCTAATTTATTAATCTCTCTATTAATGTCTGCTAAATTTGCTCGTACTAATGACCTTGAAGCAAGCCTATATTCCTGTCCCCCTTCAAGGATAGTATTCCTTGCCGCTTTCAATTTCATCAATTCTTCTAATATCTCATCTGTATTCATATTAAATTCCTTAATATTGCCTTTCAATAAATCCAAAAAAATATAACTCAACATAATATTAAAAAATTAAAATGGGAATAAGTAATTTACTTACTTAAGTAATTTAATTACTTTTTTAAAGATTGTTTTTTGATATTGATAAGACAAGTAAAAGAAAAATATTGACAATACATCAAACAATCATCAATTTTCTGCAATTTCAATACTTTTAACAGACAAATTAAAAATATTCAACAGACAAGAGTCATTACTACAACGATGATATCTTATTTTGACGCCATCTTTCCATTTTGGAGAACTATATGTTCTTATTCTTGTTTGCCCGCATAAAGGGCAAACAGCACCAAATTGACTTGTATATTCAAGTCCTTCTTTTATTTTTTCAGCAACAGCAATATAAATATTTACTGCATCATTGTTTACCATAATGAAATCCCTCCTGTAAAAGGGTTTACTTTTTCGTCCTTTGTTTTAATATTATCATTTGTAAATTGATCTTGCCAATGCCTGACTCCCAAAATTTCGTGAGCCGCAAGATTATAAACACTGCAATCCCAACCATGATTTTGTCTGCCTTTGGGACATTCCCAATATCCTTTTTCATTTCGATACTCAGCAGTCAATTGACGAATCCATTCATTAGAGCAATCATAATTTAAATGCCATGCACCAGGATCAGCCGGAACTATTTCAAGTTGGTAGGAAAGATCATTTTTAAAATGAGTTACATTCACCCTTATTAATTTAACGCCGCCCAAAATAGGTTTTTTAGTCCCTGGATAGAATTCAATATCAGAATAACTATATAAACTACTCATTCTTTGTTCACCCTTAAGAGGAAAAATCATATTTCTATAAATGCGGCAAAAATCATATACTTCTGTTGTTCGATGCCCCATAGCATCAATTAAAGCCATCCTGATCGGGTACTTATTTCCATTAATATCTTCATATACATCTTGAAATAATATTTGAGCCAAACCATCAAAAGATAAAACATACCCGCATCTTATTTGCCAAGATTCTCTGCTTAAACCAAAGCCCCAAGCCCTTATTTCATACCAAAAGCCTCTGTCTTGAGTATCTACACCAGCAGTTAAACACGCAATATTACTCGGTACAATTCCTGCTTTAATATCTGTTTTCAGCTTTAATAATATATCCTCTTTTCTTTCAATTCTGTAATCAATCCACGGTTCAGCTTTAATATTATTCATAAAATCTTTAAGCTTTTCCTTAGTTTTCAATCCATCAAGAAAAGCAACAGCACAATCAGTTAAACTAACAAAAAAAGACAACCATGCAGGTATATGAAACCCAACAATTGAAGGCTTATACTCCTTAATATATTTTTTAATACTAACGCCGTTATCTCTGCTTATCCATTTCCCATTCTGAACGGCAACATTTCTTTTTTCATCACTCCATTTTGATAAACATTCCTGACATTCATAATAAACCTTTTTTTCTTGTCCCACTTTCCTTGAATCTTTTTCATCACCCCATTTTATTTGATCAAATTTCATATGAATATACTTTTCACAAAAAGGACACTTTACATAATAATCAAAAATAACTTGAGACTCTTCATTTAATGCCTTCCAGATTCCAAACCCTTCTATTGTAGGCGTGCTGATCTTCCAAATTTTTTTGGTATATGGAAATGTTAATGTCCTTTTTTCACCAAGTGAAATTGGATCAGCTTCCTTACTGTTTGAAACTAATGGATATTTATCAATTTCGTCAAATATAAGATGCTTAATCGGCTTATTCGCCAACCTTGAAGCTGATGTAGCCCAAGAGAAATAAATAGGCATATGCTGCAAATTTATTCTATATAGTGAGAAATCATCTTCATAACCAGTTGTATATTTTTTTAATTGTGAACTTTTTTTTATCATGGGAAGTATTCTATCTTTGCTGTTATCCTTAGCAGTATTCTCATCAGGATATACATACATTACTGGGCCAGAATCTCTATCTATTGCATAGCCTAACCAATTATTTGCACACTCAGAACCTCCAACCTGTGGAGATTTACAAATAATTATCGTTCTTACAAAAGACTCACCTGCAACATTCATAATATCATTGAGATATTTAGTTATATTATTTTTCCAAACACCCCCTGATATAAAAGACATTGTAAGAACTCTATATTTTTCCGCCCAGTCTGCTACCTTAATTTTTTTTCGCTTCCTTAATATTTTCTTTTCCATATCTGAAAAACTGAAAGTATGCTTGAAAACAGCACCATCAACTCTATTTATAGCGTTTATCTTCATTAAGCACCTATAAAGTTTACCTGATATTTATCAGTTGAAGCCATAATATTTAAAGCGTCATCTAATTTATTATTCATATCTTTTAAAATAACAGGAATCATTTTCTGATCCCCAACTAACATTTCTGTCCAGCTCAATATATTTTCAGAAAACATATTCCTTAAAGTTACCTCAAAAACAGCAACTCTTGCGGCAAGTTCCCTTTCAAAATCAGATACTAAAACATATTTTCCAGATTCTTTTTCATTTTCAAACTTAAGCCTTTCAACCTGCTGTTCTAACCGTTCAATTTCTTTTTTAAGCTTTTTTTCATGCAATTCTCCAACATCACCAACATCTTTAGTT